TCCTTGAGGATCATATCCTGCTTGATATCCAATAGCAATACCTCCACTAGATTGTGTTCCTTGACCTGCTTGTATTCCAATAGCAATAGCATTTATTCCTTGTTTACTTTGACCTGCTTGATAACCTAGTGCAATTGCACCAGACCCTTGAGTAGATATACCAGCTTGATCACCAATAGCAATAGCATCTTGACCTTGATTTGTTCTTCCAGCTAATGATCCAATAGCAATCGCATTTATTCCTTGAGGATCAAATGCTGCTTGATATCCAATAGCAATACCTCCACTAGATTGTGTTCCTTGACCTGCTTGTATTCCAATAGCAATAGCATTTATTCCTTGTTTACTTTGACCTGCTAAATTACCTAGTGCAATTGCACCAGACCCTTGCCCTGATTGTCCTGCTTGCCAACCAATAGCGATAGCACTAGCACCTTGTACTGTATTTCCTGCTAAATTACCAATTGCTATAGCATTTGATTGTTGCCCTGATTGACCCGCCTGATAACCTACTGCAACTGATCCAGATGCTTGAGATTGAACACCTGCAGAACCACCTATTGCTACTGATCCTGATCCTTGAAATACTTGACCAGCATTATAACCTACTGCTACTGAATATGTTCCTTGATTTTGTTGTCCAGATCCATCACCTACTGCTACTGCCGATATATTTTGTCCACTATTTCCAGCAAAATTACCAATAGCAATAGAATTTGTTCCTTGATTAATATAACCTGCATCTATACCAATAGCAATAGCACCTGAACCTTGACTTACTGCAGCAGCATTTGAACCAATTGCAATACAACGATTCCCTTGATTCATGCTTCCAGCACTAATACCAATTGCAATAGCTATTTGTGATTGATTTGTTTGACCAGATTGAGTTCCAATAGCAATACTATAATTGCCTTGACTATTTTGACCAGCAATGTCACCAATAGCAATTGAATCAGTACCTTGATTAGTTTGTCCAGATTTATAACCAATAGCAATAGCAGCTGACTGCTGAGATTGACTACCTGCATTTTCACCAAGTGCTATACTATATTGTCCTTGATTAGTTTGTCCAGCTTGATCACCAATAGCAATTGAAATAGAACCTTGATTAGTTTGTCCAGCTTGATTACCAATTGCTATAGAATTTATTCCTTGTATATATTCACCAGCCTGATAACCTAGTGCAATTGCACCAGTATTTTGATTAAACTGACCAGCAAAATGACCAATTGCAATAGAATTATCTACTTGATTATTTTGTCCAGCTTGATTGCCGATTGCAATACAACTATCTCCTTGAATTTGATTACCTGCTGCACTACCAATTGCAATAGAATTTGTTCCTTGATTTTGATACCCAGCCTGATAACCTAGTGCAATACCTTCAATACTCTGGCTATCATACCCAGCATTATTACCTAGTGCAATAGCATTTGTTCCTTGATTAGTAAACCCTACACGATAACCAATAGCTATTGCAGATGACTGCTGACTGTAATTTCCGGCATTATTACCAATTGCTACAGAATTTGGTCCTTGATCTTGATTGCCAGAAGATGTACCAATTGCAACAGAAGATACTCCTTGATTAGTTTGACCTGCTTGAAAACCTAGTGCAACTGATTGGTCTCCTTGTATAATTTGACCAGCTTGATAACCTAGTGCAATAGCACTATTTCCTTGAGTTGTATTTCCTGCTTGATTACCAATTGCAATAGCATTATTTCCTTGATTAGTTTGACCAGATTGATTACCAATGGCAACTGCTAATGATTGTTGATTATTATTACCTGCTAAATTACCAATTGCAACTGAGATTTCTTGTTGACTATTATTACCTGCTTGATTACCAATGGCAACAGATAAAGATAACTGAGAATTATTACCTGCTTGATTACCAATGGCAACAGAATTTTCGTATTGATTATATTGCCCTGCTTGATTACCAATTGCAATACTTGCAGTGAGTTGATTGAGAGTTCCCGCATTATTACCAATTGCTACAGAATTTTGTCCTTGAAATGATACTCCTGATTGTAGACCAATTGCAATTGCATTAGCTTGTTGATTTGAAAATCCTGCTGAAGTTCCAATAGCAATTGATTGCTGTGATTGATTATAATTACCAGCATTATTTCCTATAGATATTGCTTGAAACCCTTGAGTAGTTTGTCCTGCTTCAGCTCCTAATGCAATAGCATATTCACCTTGCTCAGTTTGTCCAGCATTACGACCAATCGCAACCGCATTTGTTCCTTGATTATAATAACCAGCATTATTTCCTATAGCTATTGCTTGAGTTCCTTGAGTAATTCGTCCAGCTTCAGCTCCTAATGCAACTGCATATTGACCTTGCCCAGTTTGTCCAGCATTACGACCAAGAGTTATATTTTCATCTCCAACTGCCCATGCAGGTGTGCTTAACTGATTATTCCAAAATAAATAATCACCCCAATTAGTGGCTTGTATTAATGGTCCTGTTGGTCCGGTTGGTCCTGTGTAACCAGTATAGCCGGTGTAACCTGTGTAACCTGTATATCCTGTATATCCTGTATAACCAGTGTAACCAGTGTAACCTGTGTAACCTGTGTAGCCTGTGTAACCTGTGTAACCTGTATAGCCTGTTGCTCCTGTATAGCCTGTTGCTCCTGTATAGCCTGTTGCTCCTGTATAGCCTGTTGCTCCTGTTGCACCTGATCCAGTTGGTCCAGTGCTACCTGTTGGACCTGTTGGACCTGTTGCTCCAGTTACTCCAGTTGCACCTGATCCAGATGGTCCAGTTGCACCAGTTTTTCCAGTTGCTCCTGTTGCACCTGATCCTGTTGCACCAGTTTTACCAGTTGGTCCAATCGGTCCAATAGAACCAATTGGACCTTGAAAACCTTGAGGTCCACGTGGACCTTCTTGACCAGTCGTATTACAACATTTATTTGATCCTAAATAACTATTATATGTTGACATATATTACCTGTTTACTAAAAAATATATGTTATTAACTTCAAATAAATTAATATATTAATATACAATAATTTATTTTTTACCTGGTTGAAATATTTGGCACCATTTATGATGAAGGTAATGACGAAAGAGCTAAAGTTATTGTGCCCAATGACGCGACATTATATTTCACAACGAGAGGCAAATCGTTCTCCAAATGGATTTCAATTTGAGGACACAAATTGGTGCATTTAATAAAATATCCCAAATTTTTTAAAGAGAACTCGCCTTGAATAACTTTGCTAGAATCTTGCTTTAAAATAAAACCCATAGATTCGTCCGATTCTGTTCGATGAATCTCAGCACTAGCAAATTGTCCAGAGCATTTAAAAATGAGCTCATTACCAACAGATTTGATTTCCAATTTATCAGAAATACACGACAAATCACGAATAATCTTTTGAAAATCAGCAGAAGGCAAATTGATCACAGAAGAGAATTTCACATTGGGATATTCCAACTCTTCATGTTCGGGTTCAATAAGTCGCAACTTTTGTGTTTTGCATTGTTTAATTTCTCCATTTTCAAATTTAAGTGCTAAATGAGAAACAATTCCATCCACATAATCCGCATTCTCAATATAAATAGTAAGAGTATCATCATTGTCAATCGTATTAATTAATTTAAAAAGATGGAACATATTGACACCAATAATAATTTTTTCTTTTTTGCATTCATAAAACTCAAAATTCTGGGCTTCTAAATAAAGATGCGCTAAAATAGTATGTGATTTGTCCATATTAATAATTCGAATTCCATCGGGTTGGAAAGTAATATTTGTTTCTAATAAGATGTCCTTTAGAGCAGTCATTAAAGTGCGAAATGGCGCAATTTGGACAGTCTTGATGGTTAAAATATTATTATCTGTATTTGTATTCATAATAATATTTTTCATGATAAATCTTTAAATCGTTTTATCCAACTTTTATATAGGCGCAAGCTGACAAAAGTGGAGCAAAATGCAATTGTAAATAGTCAAATTTGTAAAACTACTGGCAAAATCTGGCACATTCTTCATCGTCCATGCCCAGACCGTTTTTGTTTGTTATACAATTTTCATAACATGTGTCATAATTTCCCCCCCCTCATACTTCTAGATCTCCCTCTTCCTCTTGCTCTCTCTCCATCAAAAGGTCCCCCTCCCCTCATACTTCTTTGTTGCCCTCTTGATCTTTGTCTTTGTTGTCCTCTTGATCTGGTTCTCCCTCTTTTCATACTTCTCCCTCTTTGTTGTCCTCTTGATCTATTTCTAAATGATATTGACATTTTCGCCATATTATAATATATACAAATATTTTATTAAAAGAATTAAATATTAAATATAACTCACTATACTAAATAATTAATGTTAGAAAACATAGAAAAACTTAATAATCAGTATAAAGATAATCCATATATGTTAAAACGATTACATTTTCATTTAACGCAAATATTGCCTAAAACATTACAAAATGAATTACAAACTTGGGAAAAAAGAAAAGAGAGAAATAACTATTTGCTAAAAGAACAAAAAATATTTATTCAAATATTTCTTTCAAAAAATGATTATTATTATTTACCTCAAACCAGTACATTTTATGAGTATGATAAAACAAACAATTCTTATACTTATACTTATAAAATGATTAAGGAAGATGATGTTATTTATCAACTTCTCTCTTCTATTCCAAAGGATTCTAAAATAATACAATGGAAATATAAAACTAAATTTTTACTTTTGAAACAAATAAAAGAGAGAAACTTGTTCCAAAGTATTCCAGAAACAGTAACAATACAAAGAGTAATCGGCGCCCTAGTTCCTTCTCTCTTTACAGATAAAAAAAGTGCAAAATATTTCTTGACAATATTAGGTGATGCTATTTTAAAGAAATCCTCGGATCTCATTTTTCTAGTCAAACCAAAAACAAAACCACTTTTGCAAGAGCTAGATTCCCTCCTATTTAAAACAATTAATTTAGCAAATGTGACGAGCAATATAATGACAAAATATCATGAATCTTATTCATACACCAATTGTCGTCTTTTAAAAATCAATACTGCATCAGTAAATCCAAATATATTTAGATCATTAAGTCTAGATCTCATTTGCATTGCAACTTATTATTCACATAATCGCTATTCTAGTTCAGATAATTATTTAAATACATTGGATGAACAACATGACTTGAAAACTTATTCTCTCTTTTTAAAAAATAATACAAGTAAAACAATAATAGATTCTTTCTTTCAATTCGCAGAAATAGAAGCAGTTACTAATCCGGATCAAGCAATATACAAATCCAAAGTCTGTATTAATTGGAAAAATATGCACTATATTTGGAAATTATATATATCTAAGAATTCTCTTCCTTTTATGTTTTACTCAAATACATTAAAGAATCTACTTAAAGAGAGAATCCAATATGATGAATTGGCAGATACATTTTATGGAGTGACTAGTAAGTATTTGCCGTATGTATCTGAAGTGCTGCATTTTTGGGAAGAAACAATTAGTATTGTAGAATCACCTGACCAAAGTTTTGATATTGATGAATTATGTGAATTGTTTAAGAAAAAGTATAAAACAAATTTGACAGAGAATGATCTGGTCAAAATAGTAGCGCATTTTTTCCCAAGTGTAGAAATTGTAGAAGCAAAATATATTTTAAATATTAGTTGCTCTTTATGGGATAAATCGGTCGATATTATTGCTGCATTAGATCAATTAAAAGAATCATATAAAACAGATAGTAGTTCATTAATATTGATAGACGACGCCTATAAATATTATTTGAAATTTTGTCGTAAAAATAAGAGTCCAATGGTGGCAAATAAACGATACTTTGAACAATGGATACATCATAATATGGCAGAATTAATTCAGTTTGAAAAGTTTATTAAATGGCCTAGTTAGTGAAATGGCTCAGTTAGTGAAACGAATTAGTGAAATGAACTAATTAGTGCTTCTTCTAGTTTTTCTTCTTCTTGTTGCTCTTCTTTTCTCTCTTTCTTTTTCTCGTCTAGTTATTTTTTTTCTTCTAGGTTGGTGCAGTGTTTTTATATTAATACCATTACCAAAAGCATTTTTTTGGTTTTTTTTAGTTTTTTTAATTTTAAATTTTACAACTTTTGCAGTTTTTGCAACTTTGTCTTTTGGACTACCTGGTGGACTACCTATTCTTAATATATCTTGCATATGCGGTTGTTTTAGAACTAGAGGTTCTAGTCCTGGTCCTCCATATATATAATTATCCCCAGAATCTCCAGAGTTTTCTTCATCTTCAACAAATCTATGCATATCAGCTGCTGATGAATCTTGACTAAATTCTTGAGTAGATGCTGCACTAACACTTCTACTTGACACAGGACTAAATATAGTTTCAGGTTGAGATTCGCTATCTAGACCAAAAACAGAATATTTAGAACCAGATATAATACGCATTTTATCTGGAATACTTATTAATCCAGCATATGCTGATCCAGATACTATACCTGCAAATATTAATTCTAAAAAATTTGCACAATTCATTATATTAGCAGATCCATTAAATGGACTAGAAGTAGTCATATATTTGACATTAGTATTTATTTCAATTGAATTTACTATACCAGTATGTCTATCAGTTTTTTCTTTTGTTCCCCAAGGCATTTCAGCTGGATGATCGGTTTGATTTAAAAAACGTAATAAATTATCTGCATTTTTTTGTTTAAATGGTAAAAGCGCTACAACTTTACCTGCAGCATAACTTATTCCTTTACTACTACGTTTTGTAGTAAATAACTGATATATATCATCTGGACTTACTATATCTAAAGCAAATTCTTCAGTATTTGGTTTAACTGATGGATCAAATCTGGCAGCAATTGTTTCCATAAATGTAGGATCTACTTCAAGACATTCAGTTGGTTCTGACATAATTGCTCCAATTCCAAAAACCATGTTTTCACATGTTACAATTAATGTAGAATGTCCTTTTTGTGTTGCTATTAAAAATGCTATTGGTCCTTGCCTTATAAGATTACCAGTTGGGGTTTCAACTTTTTTTTGATATTTTGCCATACAACGGTGTAAATCAGCATTTAATACAATTTCTCTTCTTCCTCCTGCTCCTGCTCTTGCTCCTGCTAAACTTACTATAGGATGCACAATAGCTTTTTTATGTAGTCCAGTGGAATCTTTAAACAAAATTTCATCAATATCTTCATAATCATCATCATCATAATTAGGAATAACATAATTATGACGTTCAAAAAATGCTAATAATTCTTCTCCAATCGGTTCATCTGATGCAGCTGCAGTTTTAGCAAATGGATTCCACATACTCATACTTTCTTACATTAATACAATATTATTTATTTATTTAAACCAAACTAGCAGGTAAAGCAATTCCTCCTCTCATCTTTCGACTTCTTCCACGAGTTTTTCCACGACTTTTTCCTCTCTTTCTAGATGATCCTTGTCTTCCTCTCATACTTTTTGATCCAATCTTAACATACCCAAATTGTCCTTTTTTGGATCCATATCCGTGTTTTACTAAACGATTCTCTTTCTTGGCAGTAATATGCTTCTTTTTAGAAACAAAACGACCACTCTTATTAACAGTCAACTTATCAGCAGTAAGATCTCCAGTTGTCTTGTAAGCAGTTCCGTGCATAACTTGAGCTCTTGATCCAACTAATTGTTCAAATGATTTTCCATGAATAAGGTATTTACCAGAAGGTGATTTCTTATAACGCGTCATTATAAAATTGCTAAAGATTAAAATTTATTTTTCAATGGTTTTATACAATTTCTGGTTGGTGGAATGACACATCGAATAAAAATATTTGGATTTGTTTCAGTTAAGTTATTTCCTATCCCTACCAATCCTACTAATTCATTATTTATAGAAGCATTTAAAGTATATTGCCCAGTAGTCGACGTATTAGTTGATGACGTATTTCTGCTGGCTAATACAGTATTCATATATTCTGCAGCAGATTGTCCTAAAAAAGGATTAAAGTTACCGTACATGGTTCTGCCACTTGTAGAATAATTAATAATATCAACTTGTTTTTGAACTCTTGTGAAATTTTGTAGAGCTGTGCTATTACTACTATTTTTTACTTTTGTATTAATATTATTAGCACAAGGGCAAACATTATTAGTATCTATATTTGATTGATTTAATGAATTGCTTCCTGGAATAAAATATCTGGGCATATATATCCACTTTTAGAAAAAGTGGAGCAAAACAACAATTCCGCTTGTAGTCGGCATAATTGCTAAAATAACAATTCCGCTAGAGGTAGTCGGTATAATTGCTAAATAAAAGCGAATTCTAAAGCAATTGCATTTGCTAAATAAAAGCGACCGCAAGCGCAATTGCAATAATAATAAAAATTGAAAGATATTAAATGAAAAATTATATAGTAATATAACCAAAATGATTTCTTCTACTGAAAATACTATTCTTGCTAATAAATATCAGCAAAAAACTGATAAACAACATATATTAGATAATCCTGATACTTATGTTGGATCAATTGAACAGATTGATTCAAATGTATGGATATTAAATGACGAAGGTGATAAAATTCATGAGAAAAATATAAATTATATACCAGGATTATTTAAATTATTTGATGAAGGTATAGTAAATTGTCGTGATCATGTAGTTAGAATGGAAAAAGTTTGTAAAGAAGGAGTCGAAAATGCGAATTCTGTTTCTTATATTGATATATCTATTTCAGAGGATGGTACAATTACAATGGAAAATAATGGAAATGGTATTGATGTTGCAATGCATCCTGAATATAATATTTGGATACCTGAACTTATATTTGGACATTTAAGAACAAGCACAAATTATGATAAAACAGAAAAGAAAATCGTAGGTGGTAAAAATGGTTTTGGATTCAAACTAGTGCTTATATGGTCTTCTTATGGTTACATCGAAACAGTCGATCATATTCGTGGTCTCAAATATTGCCAAGAGTTTAAAAACAATTTGGACATCATAGAACCACCTAAAATTACAAAATCTGGCAAAGCAAAACCGTATACAAAAATTGTATTTAAACCTGATTATGCAAGACTAGGAATTCCTGGTCTAAGTCCAGATATGATTTCTCTTTTGAAAAAACGTGTCTATGATGTTGCAGCCGTAACAGATAAAGCACTCAAAGTGAAATACAATTCAACTCTAGTTCCAGTGAAAAATTTCCAGCAATATATTGATCTTTATATTGGTTCTAAAGATGCAGCACCTCGTGTATATGAAGAAGAAGGAGAGAGATGGGAATATGCTGTAGCTTTGTCACAGAGTCACGAGTTTATTCAAGTTTCATTTGTTAATGGAATTCATACAGCAAAAGGAGGTAAACATGTCGAATATATTTTAGGACAAATTACACGCAAACTAGTCGCATTTATTGAGAAAAAGAAAAAGATTGTAGTGAATGCAGCAAGTATTAAAGAGCAACTAATTCTCTTTTTAAGATGTGATATTGAGAATCCAGCATTTGATAGTCAAACAAAAGATTTTATGAATACACCATCAAGTAAATTTGGATCGAGTTGCACAGTAACAGATAAATTTATTGAAAAGTTGGCAAAAATGGGCATTATGGATGCAGCGTGCGCTTTAACAGAAGTAAAAGAAAGTAAAGCAGCGAAGAAAACAGATGGGACAAAATCTAAGTCTGTGCGCGGTATTCCAAAATTGATAGATGCGAATTGGGCAGGAACTGAGAAATCTGGTCAGTGCACAATTATCTTTTGCGAAGGAGATTCAGCTAAATCAGGAATTGTTTCAGGACTTTCATCAGAAGATCGTAATACAATTGGTGTTTATCCATTGAAAGGTAAACTATTAAATGTGCGCGGTGAACCTTGCAAAAAGATTGCAGAGAATAAAGAGATTTCGGAAATTAAAAAGATCTTAGGACTTGAATCAGAAAAAGAATATACTCCAGCTTCAGTTGCATCTTGTTTACGGTATGGGAAAGTAATGTTCATGACCGATCAGGATTTAGATGGGTCACATATAAAAGGGCTTTGCATTAATTTATTCCAATCAGAATGGGCATCACTTGTTCATATTCCAGGATTTATTGGTTTTATGAATACTCCTATTTTGAAAGCCAAAAAAGGATCACAAGAGTTATCTTTTTATAGTGAAGGAGAATACCAAACATGGAAAGAAGCGACTGCAAATTCATCAACATGGAATATTAAATATTATAAAGGATTAGGAACAAGCACGGGTAAAGAATTTAAAGAATATTTTGCAAATAAAAAGATTGTTGGTTTTGAACATACTGGAGAGACTTCCGATAATGCAATAGATTTAGTTTTTAATAAAAAACGTGCAGATGATCGTAAAGAATGGTTAGGTGTTTATGATAGAGAGAGTATTATTGACACTACACAAAAGTCAATATTATATGAAGATTTTATTAATAAAGAGATGATTCATTTTTCAAAATATGATTGCGATCGTAGTATTCCAAATTTAATGGATGGTCTAAAAATCAGTTTACGTAAAATATTATTTGCAGCATTTAAAAAGAATTTGACAAGTGAAATTAAAGTAGCGCAGTTTAGTGGATATGTTTCAGAGCATTCGCTTTATCATCACGGCGAAGCTAGTTTGAATGGAGCTATTGTTGGAATGGCTCAAAACTATGTTGGATCAAATAATATTAATTTGCTGCTTCCTCTAGGGCAATTTGGATCACGCCTATCTAATGGCCAGGATAGTGCATCAGAAAGATATATATTTACTCAACTGAATCCAATTACGCGAACAATCTTTTCGCAAAAAGATGACAATATTCTCAACTATTTGGCAGATGATGGTATCCCAGTTGAACCTATATTTTACGCACCTATTGTGCCGATGGTTTTAATTAATGGTTCTAAAGGAATTGGCACTGGATTTAGCACTGATATTATGTGCTATTCACCGAGTCAGATTATTACTTATTTGAAAAGTAAACTAGGGGAACCAACGACGCAGATAGTGGGTGTAAAAGATTCAATTGATTTCCTTCCATACTATGAAGGATTTTGTGGACAAATAAATAAAATTGGTGAGCAAAAATATATGTTTAAAGGAATATATGAACAAGCAGGCCCAGATAAAATTCGTGTTACAGAATTGCCAGTAGGTCTAAGCACAGATGATTTTAAAGAACATTTAGAAAAGTTGGCAGATACCTCACTAGTCGACAAAGCCGGTAAAAAGATTCTAGCAACAGTAAAAGATTATGATGATTCATCAACAGATGTCAAAGTAGATTTCTTAATTACACTTACAAAAGGCAAATTGGAAGAACTTTTGGCAGTCCAATTAGATCATGGATGTAATGGACTAGAGAAAGCATTTAAATTAACTAGCACAAATACGTGCACAAATATGCATTTGTTTGATGCACAAGATAAATTGAAAAAATATGAATCAGTGCAAGAAATTATTGATGATTATTTTGGAACAAGATTAGAATTGTTTCAAACGAGAAAAGATTATTTGATTTTAGCACTTCAAAAAGAATTAAATGTATTGCAAAATAAAGTGCGATATATTACTGAATTATTGGAAGGGACTATTGATTTAAGAAGAATGAAAAAAGAAGCGATTAGAGAAATGATGGAAAATAAAAGTTATGATTGGATAGATGGGGATCACGATTATAAATATTTAATTAAAATGTCGATGGATTCAGTTTCTGATGAGAATGTAGAAAAATTACAAAAAGAGTTTTTACAAAAACAAAAAGAATTGGCAGATATTATGGGAACAACTCCGCAATCAATGTGGCTCCAAGAATTGCAAATTTTAGAACAACAGTATGCAGAATATAAATTAGGTAGAGAAAGATTATTGACTGGATTGCCTGTAGATGCAAAGAAAAAGAAAACAGCATCTTCAGCAAAAGCAGGAGGAGGTGGATCAAAAGCTAATATATCTAAGAAAATTATATTAGAGGAATGTTAATAATATAAATATAAATGTTATCATATATACTAGCAAAATTAAATACAAAAGAAGATAATAATCATATTCATAAAATTTTAGGCACAATTTGTCTAGGTAATTATATTTACCGATATTTTTTACTTTTTAAATATGGTGATATGTATTTAAAAAATAATATAGGTATGCTTTTAATCGCAATGCACGGATTATTAAGTTGTAGTTCATTAATATTTCATATCTCGCAATTTCGCAATCCAAAAAGTCCAATGATATATCCAGAATATAGATTACATTCAATTGTATTTGCTATGCGATCTGTATTATGTTGTTTTATTTATTACTTTAATTTACATTTTTTATATAATATCGGTATTTGTTATTTAACTATGATTTCAGCAGATCTCATTACCTATAATTATAAAAATGATATCATAAATAATGGATCTACTATGAAAAGTATGCCATTTGATGAATTCATTACAATAGAAGATCAACAACCCGTCACATTAATGAATAGTTCTTTACAAATTGGCGCAACTATAAATATGTTGGGAACAATGGATATGGCATTTTCACCAATGTTTGGAATTCAATTGGCTGCTTTTTTAATGACATTAGTTCGCAAAGGTATTATTACTTCAAGAAGTTGGCATATTATTTATGCATTTTCATTATGGGTTAATATTATTTTTGCAATAATACCAGGCAATTCTGTTAGTTTTATTTTTATTCAAATTATAATGTATCAAATTTACACGAATATATTTTTTAGATATAAAATAAATAAATATATTAATTGGTCTTTATTATTTGGTCTTTATTATATTTATAAAGAATATTACATGGATCATATATTATATTATTTATTACCAATGGAATATTTTATCAGATATGGATTATTAATTTACCAATCATCTTATTGCATATATCGGTGTAAAGCATTATTTTATTCAACCCCTAAGCAACTAAGCAACTAACAACTATCAATAACCCGATTTAAAAATCCACATAATGCACTTAACTTTTTAAAATTTCGGGATATTAAAAACATAGAATTGTTTTCTTTTACATAACAATATACATCTAAATATTCGCCAGCAAGTCCATATTTTTTTGAATTAAATTGTTTAATTGTAAAACAAATATCATCATCAATTTCATATGCTACGTCTTCTGCTAAGTCATCTACTATTTTATTATCAATATAATCATTTAATGCATTAGTCTGGTAATCTCTTGCATCAACAACTTGTCTACCATCTGGCGCATCAATCATAATATAAACTTTGTTCATTATTTATATTATGAAGTATTGTTATCTTTATTATCTTTATTATTAATTTAAATACTTATTAGAACCACGGTTTAAGAACCAATTCCTTATCATTATTTTGTGTAGAAATTGGTGGAGTCATTGGTGTATACATATTAGATGCGTCATATAAATATTTATTATATCCTTGTGCTTCACCATATACTTGAGGAATAGCATAATTTAATACCATTTTATTTAATTCTTCAACTTGATCCGTTATATTACATTCTTGATTCGCAGCATATTGTAAAAATAAACTACGCATAATTATTTTTAAAGTATCTTCATCTTGATTAGAAATAGTATATTGATTATTTGATAATTCATATACACCATGTCGAATACCATTTTGAATTAAACAAATGTTTTTACCTGAGAAAAAAGTATTTGATAAATCAGTATCTGTCCAAAGACCTTCAGTAGCATTCCTAAAAGTAACACATTGATTTGCGGGAATTTTATCATACATTTGAAACAGATCTGTTGTTTTTGTATGTATTAAATCTACACGACCATTAGAGGGATTTGCTGGCCCATTGCCTCTATTAGATTGCGTATTTGTATTATAACTAGTATAACTCATTTATATACATAAATAAATAAAAAAAATATATAGATTTACTTTATATGAATTTCCAAAGATATGTTATCATATTTTTTGTTGTGCTTCTATTAATAATAATGATATTTTTAGGAGTAACAATGAGTAATAATAAAGCTACAAATATACCATGGCCTCCTATTATTAGTAATTGTCCAGATTATTGGACTGATACACCTGATGAACCGCCAGTTCCAGTAACTACATGTACTGAAACAGCCCAATATGCTGAATGTGAAGATAATAATTGTGTTCAAGAACCAACTCAAGAAAAAGAAGAAGCTATTTTTAAATTATATGAATATAGTAGTTATGATGATAGTGGTAATGGAATAATTGCAACTGATAATGGTGTTGACAAATTATGTACTGATAACTCTGTTAAATGCGGTTTAAAATATTCAGTCAATTCACAACCAGGTTATCAATTGTTTGGATATAATGAAGTTTGCACAACTAGTAATCCAATTTCAAATTATATACCAATACCACATGTTCCTGGTTCTAGATGTATTGGAACTATTGGACAAAATAATGGTAGTTTTGGATTTGATGCTAATAATAGTACATTTAATTTATCTTCTAATGAAGAACTGACTAGTGCTAATTGTACTTCTTGTAAAACAGCAACAATGGATTTTACAATACCAGATGGAGATACTAATTATATAGGCGCAAATGGTAATTGTAATAAACAAAAATGGGCAAAAAATCATGGTAATATAAGTTGGGATGGAATAACTTATGGATTTGGAGAACAAGATCCTTGCTAAAACCCTTAAATAATATAATTGTAATATATATGGCAATAAATTTCCAAAAAGGTGTCGTTATATTTTTTGGTATACTTTTAGTAGTAATATTAATATTTTTAGGAGTAACATTAAATAAATCAAATGCATCTGAACCATGGCCTCCAGCTACAAGCGCATGTCCAGATTATTGGTTGGATTTTCCTTATAATACTAATGGTAATCCTATACCAAATTATGTTGCTGGATCACAATGCGTTGGAACAAATGATGCTTCAAATGTTGGTATGAATTTAGGTAATACTATTACAGCAACTTTACAAAACCCAAAAAATCCTAGTGGTCCTAATATAACAGGTCCATACAATTTATCAGGAACTTATGGGGAATATACTTTTACTGGTTCTAATGGTGCTTGTCATAAAAGAGATTGGGCAACAGCTAATGGTATAAGCTGGGATGGAATTACTTATGGCGTAAGTAATCCTTGTTATGCAACTGAAACAACCACAATAACAAGTAGTTAAATGCATTAAAATTATTATATAAAAACATTACAATTGTTTATATAATGAATACACTCAATTTAAATCAAATATTAGGTAGAGAAGAAGATGCCTTAAAAATGAAAGAATTATTAAAAACTTTTGACCAGAATAAACACAATTTATTATTAAAAAAAGGAATATATGTCTATGGAGAACCAGGCACAGGTAAAACAGAATTTATAATGAAAGTATTAAAAGAATTAGATTATGATGTGATTAAATATGATGCAGGAGATATTCGTAATAAAAATATAATAGATACAATTACAAAACATAATATGTCAGATAAAAATATTATGAGCATATTTAATAAAAAGGTGAAAAAAATTGCCATTGTAATGGATGAGATTGATGGAATGAATAATGGAGATAAAGGTGGGATCAATACACTCATTAAATTAATACGTCCAAAAAAGACGAAAAAACAGAAATTAGAGGAGATGACACTTAATCCAATTATTTGTATTGGAAATTATCATATTGATAAAAAGATCAAAGAATTAATGAAAGTATGCAATGTAATTGAATTGAAACCGCCCACACCTAATCAAGTCGCATATTTATTAAATGAATTAATGCCAGAGTTAGTTAATGATGAATTAAAAACAAATATTATTCAATATATTCAAAGTGATTTAAGGAAATTCAATATCATTCACAATATTTATAAAAATAACAAGGAAATATTGACAACTGATTTAATAAAAAATATATTTCAAATTAAATCATACAATGATGATACAAAACAAATAACCCAAAAACTTATTAATAATCCATTTAAGATAGAAGATCATTTAACAATAATGAATGAAACAGATAGAACAATAGTTGGGCTTTTATGGCACGAAAATATTATAGATGTTTTAGACAAAATGAAAAAAAATATTGCTGTCCCATTTTATTTGAAATTGTTGCATAATATGTGCTTATCAGATTATATAGATCGTATTACATTTCAAAAACAAATTTGGCAATTTAATGAGATGAGCTCTTTAATTAAAACATTTAAGAATAATAAGTTATTCAATGATACATTTAAGAAGAAACCAAAATTTAACCCACCTGAAGTGAGATTTACAAAAGTGCTGACGAAATATTCGACGGAATATAATAATATTATTTTTATTCAATCATTATGTCAAAATTTGTCAATGTGCAAGACAGATATGTTTTTGTTTTTCTTAGATATTAAGAGTAAATATTCGGACGCGGAAATATTAGCGCTATTTGAAAATGATGAGATTAGCAAATTGGATATTAACCGGATCTATAAGTATTTAGATAAATATACTAAGGAAAATGTTTTAGAAGAAGATTTAGATAATGATTTAGAAGAAGAAAATATTGGTATAGTATAGATATGTCAGAACCTGGAGCAACTGCTAAAGCACCTGAAGAAGAAAATGGAGCAACTGCTAAAGCACCTGAAGAAGAAAATGGAGCAACTGATAATGGAGCACCTGATAATGGAGCACCTGTTGGAGCAACTGATAATGGAGCAACTGATAATGGAGCAACTGATAATGGAGCAACTGATAATAAAGCACCTGATACAGGCATTGACGTATTAAAAAAAGAAATTACAGCGTTACTCGGCGAGTTTAATAATTTAACAGATATAGCACAAAATTTAATAAAAGAAAATTTTGAAAAAACATTAACCTCAAATGATAAAGATGCATTAGACAAACTAAAAACAGAATTAACAACAACTATAACAGCATTAAAAAAAGCGGTAGTAGCACCAGAAGACAAAGCAACAGCAACAACAACAGCAGGTGGATCCAGAAGAAGAAGAAAAACAAAAAAAGGTAAAAGAAAAACAAAGAGAAGAAAAGGATCAAAAAAAAGAAAATCCAAACGAAGAAAAATCTAGAAAATAAATAATTACTCTGTCTAATAATTAGAGTAATTATTTTAATTAAGAAGAGAAAAGACAGAAGAATATTTAATTAACCCGACTAGTTTTATTTTTATCCTTCTGCTTTCTCTCTTCAATACCTTGTTGGTATTCATATTTTTCAAACCAATCTTCTTTGGTTTTTTGAGAAATTTCCCGATGAAAATGTTTTTCATATTGAGCAGGACTATCATAAAATAATGTTACTGGATTTGGACCATTTTCACCAGAGCATAACATTACAGAAAAATATAAATCTTCGTCAAATTTACCAACAAAATGTCCTGGATACTTTTGTCCAGTTACTGCATTTACAATAGTCGTGCCAGGAGGTCCAGCCATATAACATCCAATTTGCACCTGTTTAGTTTTATAACTATTATAAATTGGAATACGAATAGTAAGTGGTAAATAATTCGAAGATACAGCTATTTTTTCATAAATTTTATGTTTATTACTACGATGACCATTTTTTTCATCAATATTTTCAAAATTAATATCACCATATTCATTGTATAATTCACCGCTCATTGCTACTATTATATATTCATATTGTAAATTACATTTAAGTTGTTATATTTATTATTTATTGGATGTATTCTGTCTCTGTTTAATAGCATTACTAATAACTTCTTTAATTTTATTTTCCAAATAAGTGTTTTTCGTTTTTAATTCAGCATTCTCTCTTAACAACTCTTGTAAACGTGGTTCATATAATTGCCGCATTTGTTGTTCTACCATTTTTTGTGCATTTCTTCGTATAGTTAATTCATCAATTTGTTTTAATACCTCTTGTTTATGATCTGGTTTTCCAGGATGATATGCTTCTAATAATTCATCAATATCTTTCATAAAAAATTGTAGAATATTTGTTTCATAATCATTTTTAATAAAATCTGTTATACTCATAGTAGAATCCTTCATAAATTTATTTGGAGGTTGATCAAGTAATTTTCGTTTATCAAATGAATTATGAGAATGAGAGAACACTAAGATAGAATCAGTTACAGACAATTGGACAAATGGTATAGTATAATTTTTTAAAAATGCGCTTTCTTCTGCTAATGCAGCATTATCATCATACCTGCAAGATTGAAGCAATTCTTTTCTAAATGCAAATGTAGCAGCAGTAGAATGATTAGCTTGGTAAGGTCCAAACTGAATCATCTTATCAATATGTTTAAAATAAATATGCATTTCAGAAGATCCTGCACACATAGCTTGTGGATTTGCTAAAAGTGTTTCAACTGCATGAGATACACGAGTGGGTGGATAATAATCATCATCATCCATATAAATAATAATATCACCACTACATTTTTCGTGCATTAAATTACGTTTTTTACCAAGAACCATTTGTGTATCATATTTAAAATATTTAACTCCTGGAACTCCGCCAACTAAATCCTCAATTTTATCTGTGCCATCATCAATAATAATCCATTCCATCATATCTTTATCATAAGATTGATTCAAATAACATTGTATAATACATGGAAAAAATGGTCGTCTATTAAATGTTGGAGTACATATACTTACAAAAGGTTGTTGCATATTATTATTATTAAAGATTATTATTTAAATGCTAATTTGTAAATAAGTTTTATATCATCCTCATCCTCCTCCTAATGCTTTTAATAACCCGAATATTCCTATTCCAATTGCGTGTAGAAATCCCGCCACGTTTGCTATTCCAGAGACTTTTGTTGCTGATGCTGATGATGATGTTGTTGATGATGATGCTTGTGGTGTTGCTGGTGCTGCTGCCTTGTTTTTTGCTGCCAACAAATTTTTTACATATTTTTCACCCTTTAAGTTTTCCAATAGTTTAGATATATCTAAAAGTGGATCGGTTTCAGTTGGTTTATCATAACAATTTGATTTTAAATTATCCTCGGGTTTATATTTATTATTAAGGTCAGTAGGCACTGGAACATAATTATTTTCTTTAAATTTAGCAGGATAAAATAACATTTTATGTTTATGAGATAATCCCCATAATGCCAAAAATAATACTATTACTCCAGACATAACATTGTATCCATACACAGCCGAGCAATTTATAAATATATATGTAAATACATAAGTAATTGGCTCTAATTTAGATAATAATAATGTTGAAGTTGAATACTTTCCTTTATGGTTTCTAGCTAAATATGCATTATATATTATATAAATAAATATAACTGCTGCTACTGCTATTAAATTTCCAAATGTAGCAGATGTAGTAGTAAATGCAAGAATATTCATAATACTTGTGAAATATAATACTACAATACATGTGCCAAGATTTTTCCAAAAATTTTTCCAATGATCAGGTGACTTCACTAGGTGTGTGATTGGTTGTGTGATTTGTTGTGTTGGGTCTGTGATTATATCAGTATCTATATTTATAATGCAACTAAAAATCCAATTTATACATAATGGTCCAATAAAAGGTATAAAAGTAATTCCTAGGACAAAATACCAAAATAATATGCATAAAAGACCTAATACACCCCAAATAGATGAAAATCCACTTGCTGTAAGGAGCGGGACGAAAAGAAAAAATGGAAAACCTCTCCACCACCAAGAATTTTTTTTAGAATCTTGCGGTCCATTATATGAATTTTCCAGTAAAGGGCTATCTTTTCTTACTCCGCCCTCATCACTTTCATAATTTAAAATTGTAAAAATTTGCATAAATATACAATAACATGAATAAAAGAAAATACAAAAAGACCACCCAACAGAAAATAATAAAAATAGAACTGGTCCAAAAATCATCATTGCAGTTTCCCATAAATATAAAATTGAAGGTTTCGATTGAGGTGTTGCAGCATCACCATATACAAAACCGAAAAATATACATAATCCCCAGTAAATATAACTATATAATTGTTGCATAATTAATTTAAATATTAAACTAACAATCCATTCACTCTTATATAATGATGAAAAAAAATAGGATGGGTCATATATTAGTGTATAATTTTTTGGATCTACATATATTCGAGTATAAAATAGTTGACGACTCATAAAAAACACTTTCTTGCTATCAGTAGCAGCAACACCAGTAGCACCAGTAGTAGCAGCAGTAGCAGCAGCAGTAGCAGCAGCAGTAGCAGCAGCAGTAGTATTTGGAGGTTCAGTATATAAATAATTAATACCAACAATATTATCTGCAAGAGTTCTATCAGTTATACTAACTGGCACATCTGTATTAATATAAGGAAACTTATCCATTCTAGTAGGTAATTGTATTACGTGTAAAATTTTAGATGCATAAACAATATAGGATCCCAATATAATATTTATAATAAATGCAAGAATTGTTTGACATAAAATCATAAAAAATTTTTTATCCGAGTCTTTATCTTTAATATTAGTATTTTTATCAATATTGGTTGAATCGTCTGACATTATTAATATTAATTAATATAAAAAATAATTAATATAGATGCAATAAAAAGGAGCAATAAGAAAGAGCAATAAGAAAGAGCAAATATATTTAAAAATAAGATATGAATTGCTAAAAGAAGAGAGAAAGAAGAGAGAAAGAAGAGAGAAAGAAGAGAGAAGGATAATATTTCTCTTAATTTTCTCTCTTCTTTTAATATGAAGAGTATAATAATAACTAAAAATATATGTTTTATTATAATAGGATTCATATTAATAGCAATAGTATTTTTATATTTTAAAACAAATCAAATAGAGAACTATGCTTCATATTATACAGATTTAGGATTACCTGGAACAAGTCATACAGTAAATTTGCCAATTAATACTACTTTTGAATGTGAAAATAAATGTATGCCACCTGCAAGATGTTCTATAACAGGACAACAATGTCAAGCAGATATTGATTGTTGTGGATGCAATCCAAATGCAACAAAAATACAGCAATTATTAGAAGAAGGGGTAGATTTAAATGATAACAATAATGAAGTGAGTTCTATAGATAAATTTGTTGAAGGTTTTTTTCCAAAAAAACTGAGTGAAGGTTTTTCAGCAGATCAATTAAAATCAGCATATGGTAATGATGCAAAAAATAAAGTAATTGATTTTGATTTATTTACTGAAGAACGCGACCAATTTTCAAAACCGCCACAATATTACTTAGGAGAAGATATGTGGTCTAAATCTTTTTATGAAGGTGCTAAATTATTTAATGATGCACATGATCCAAATATTCAAAAAGCAAGATATGCTGGGGGTCCAGATCCAGGACATTTTCAATTAAAATACCCAGATAGAACAACATTATCAGGACTTTTTGTAGAGAATGGACCACTAACTATTGCAGATGTATAGATAGTTTAAAAAACAATTTCTGGTGAAATGCGAATACGTGCTCCATTTTGTTGTATAGCTTGCATATGAAATGCGCGATGTTCACAATCTTCTACAAGTCCTAATTTTAAATTAGATTTACACGCATTTATATTATTTTTCAAATAATTAGCAGGAATTAAATTTATATTAAATTTGCCATCGTATGTGCAATTTAAAAACTTATTTGTGCGATAAATAGCAAACCCGTTAAATGCGCTTGCACATTTTAATAGTCCACCTGCAGGAACCTGTTTAAGTAGTTTAGTAACATATTGATTCATTGCGCCATTTGGACTTTTTTGAAAATGAAGAAAACTGCACATATAAGGACGAATAGAAAGAGCCCAAATATCATAATAACTTTTTTTATTAAAAGATAGACTATCCCAATCATTGCGCCTCAAATATTTTTGTAAAACGTGAGATTTCACATCTTCAGAACATTTATCATCACAATCAATCATTATAAAAAATGGATAATCCCTGAATTGGGATCTAATCATTTGTAAACAACCATTTCTAGCATTTGCAATCCGAATTGTTCTATGTTTACTAACTTCTACTTTATTAACATAAAATATGAATTTATCTTGTCCAACTTTTTGTTGATAATCTTTCATTTTTTGTAAAGTATTATCAGTAGAATGATCATAATAAAAAATAATCACATAATTTTCAAATAAAGACCCGAGTTGTTCTATATTTGAAAAAATTTTGTCTAAATATGGACCCACATTTTTAACGGTTCCACAAATACAGCAATTCATTTAATAATGTTATATTATATTATATGAAAATTTACATAATACATTATGATAAACTTATAAAAAGAAAAATAAATATGGAACACCAATTATTAGAAAATAATTTAATGGGTGAATTTGTATCAAATTATGGAAAGGAAATATTAACAATAAATAATAAAAAAATGTTTCGTAATTTAACAGATTCTGAAATTTCATTAGCATTACATCATATTCAATGTTATAAATATATAGCATCAGGAACTGACGAGTATGCAGTTATATTAGAAGATGATGCAATTTTTGATAATACATTTAATGATACTTTACAAAAATATATACAACAATTACCTGAAGATTGGGATATGTTATTTATAGGAAATGGTGGACATTTTCATATTCCAAATAATATAATAAATAATAGAAACACAAATATTTTTAAAAAAGAAAATACTCCTACTAGTTGGGGAGGAGCAGGGGCAACTCGATGTTTAGACTCATATTTAATTTCTAATAAATGTGCAAAAATAATTGTAGATAAACTAAAACAATCAAATTATACTATTCTTTGTCCAGTTGATCATTGGTTAAATCACGTAATTAGAATTAATAATTTTAATATATATTGGGCAGAACCAACTATAATAAGTCAAGGTACTGAAAATGGTATATTTAAATCTTCTATAAGATAATATATATGAATAATACAAATTTAAAAAAAATAGTAAATGTATATCAAATAAAATATATTAATGCTCCTGGGGGAGGTTTAGGTGATTTTTTAAGAGGATCCTTCTTTTTATTACAAATTGCAATGACTTATAATTTACGTTTTGATATTGATTATAATAATCATCCGTTATGTAAATTTTTATATAAAGAAAAAAATACAATAGATGAAAATATAGATTATTCAAATGTATATTATTATTATCCAGATAATGGTGAAAAAACTACTCAACAATTTTATAATAATTTTATAAAATATTTAAACTATAATAAAGTAGAAACATTATATTTATTGAATAATAATTATCCTATTAAAAATATAACAAATTTTCAATCAAATTTTATAAAATCAAAATTTTTACCAAATGAAGAATTAAATAAAGCAATAACTGAAGAAATGAATTATTTAAATATACAACCAAATAATTTTTCAGTAATTCATATTAGAACGGGTGATCGATTTATAGTAAATTGTGAAAATTTAGATAATGAGTTAATTACAAAAGTAACTGAAATATTATCTAAAATAAACCTAAATAATCCAATAGTTTTATTCTCAGATTGTAATAAATTAAAATCTTATTTAAAACATAAATATCCTCAATTAATTATAAATATAAATGAAATAACCCATTTAGCAATAGAACATAAACCAGATAACTATACTTCTATAAAAAATACTTTGATTGATTTTTTTATTATGTCAAAGTCAAATAAAATATATGCAATGTCTCCTTATGGTCATCGTACTGGTTTTAGTGAATATTGTAGTAAAATGTTTATTATTCCATATGAGTTTTATAATTTAAATATTAGAACATAATTCAAGGAAAATTTATAAGAAGGAATAACAAAAAAAATTACTACAAAGTGTAATGTATACCTATAAATTATTATGAATTTTCTAATGTACTTCAACCAACGATTTAATAATAGATAAATCAATTATAAGTCATTATAATGAATTAGGTCATTCAGTTATAGAAAAAATATATAATCATTATATATGTCAAAATTAGGATTACGTGAATTTTTTAAAGTAAAAAAAATTAATGTTACAGAAGGATATACTCAACTGAATCAACATCAATGTAATGAAATTAAAAAAATATTATCTAATGCATCACCAAAAACAATCATGGAAATAGGATTTAATGCTGGTCATTCAGCAGAATTATTTTTGGAAAATTCTAATGCATATGTGCATAGTTTTGATTTAGGAGAACATTTTCATCAATATTTGAAGTATGGAAAACAATATATTAATAAAAATTATCCAGATAGACATACTTTGATTTTAGGAGATTCTACTATACGTGTTCCTATATTTGCACAAAATAATGATATTACATTTGACTTAATATTTATTGATGGAGGTCATTCTTATGAAGTAGCTTATGCAGATTTAATGAATAGTAGAAAATTAGCAAATAAAAATACAATTATACTTATGGATGATATTATTCAAAATAATACTTCATTTATTGCTGATTGGACAGTAGGACCTACTCGCGCATGGAATGAATTAATTCAAAACAATTTATTAGTAGAAACGGATAGTTTTGAATGGTTAAAAGGACATGGAATGTGTGTAGGTAAATATATATTTTAATATATAAAATGGAAAACTTATGTTATTTTGTATGTTCTAGAGGATTATTAAAATCATGTACATTTCATTCATTAAACCCGAAGTCTAGTTGTGCAACAGATTATAGTTATTTAAATAATATGATAATTAGCAATGCTTTACATGATGGTAACTCTATTTATGTATGCAGTGATTTAATACCTTATTTTGTAAATATAATATTACCTAAAATTAATAAACAGTTTGTTTTAGTTACTGGAGATAGTGATCTTACTGTTCCAAAAGAAGCAATCACTCCAACGCAAACAAATAGGTTAATAAATAATCCTTTTCTTTGTAAATGGTTTGCTCAAAATACACAAATGTATATGTGTGATAAAATAGTTCAAATGCCAATAGGTTTAGATTATCATACTATTTCTACAAATCCATCACATAATTGGTTAAATAAAGATAATAAAGAAGGTCATTTACCTAGATATCAAGAACAAATATTAATACAAATTAGACAAAATATGATTCCATTTCAAGAAAGAATAAATAAAATATATATTAATTTTTCATTAGAAAATGATAGGTTTAAACAAAGAGAGAGCGCACTTCAGCAAATTCCAGAAGAACTCTTAATTAAAAATTTAAATTTTGTAAAAAGAACACAAAATTGGAAAAATATGACAGAATATACATTTGTTCTTTCTCCATTTGGAGTTGGAATGGATTGTCATAGAACTTGGGAAGCATTATGTTTAGGATGTATACCTATTTTAAAAGCGCCAAATTTTAAAAAAATGTTTGAAAATTTGCCAGTATTAATTGTAAATGAATGGACTGATATAACTCAAGAATTATTGGATAATACAATACAAGAATTTCAATCCCGACAGTTTAATTATGAAAAACTTACTCTACAATATTGGAGTAGTCAAATAAATCATTAACTTAAACCTAAATATATAAGGGTTCTTTATATTCACTATAATGTTTTTCACCATTTATTGCATACATATTTTTATAATTACTTGTTCCTGCTCTAATAAAATAATTAATATAATTAATATGACGATGTAATATTTGTTTATGTTTAGAATTACTGCGATAGATTGCTTTAGTAAATGCATCAGGTCCTGTTACATTTAATATTTTCTGTTTGGTATTTAATACTATATTACATATTTGTTTAGGTTCATATCGTATTTGGGTATAATGTACCATTAAACTGATCATGCATCTTAAATATGGATGTTCTGGAGAAAACATTAAAATCCATTGTTCAAATGTTGGTTTAGTACAATTTCGAAATTTTTCCAGTCGTCTTGGAATATCTAATATACATATATCATCAGGTCTAATTAAACTAAAAATAGGAACTTTTATTTTTGTTTTAATATCAATATAAATCCCACCTAATTTATACAATACACAATATCTAAAAAAATCCGCCTTCATTGCACCATAAATAGGATTTAGTTTTTTAAATGCATTATATACACCCTCAGGAAAATTATCTTTAATAAATGCTTCACACGCAACATCATCATAAAAACGAAACTCGCAACCTGGACACATTCTTTTATTTTGTTCTATTACATTTATGATTTCTTTAGGCAAATTATTATTTTTGAATGTGTAATGTATAATTGATGGTATTTTATATGCCATTATACTATTATGGAAATATTAATAATTTCATGTATTTTTGGTAAAAAATTTAAAAAGATATATCCAGCACCTATATTAACCCAATCTAAATGCCTTTTTTTTACAAATAACCCAACCCTAAAAAAAGAAATTGAGAGTAAAGGTTGGACTCCTGTTTTTATTAATATGCCTCTCTCTGATAATAGTGCAGTTTCATCAGTTCAGTCTAAATATATTAAATTTTTGCAATTTTTAAATAATAATCGTTTTAAACAACTTAAAGAAAAATATAAACAAATTCTTTATTTTGATCATAAATTTCAAGTATTTCCACAACATATTAGTAAATTGATTGAATTATGTAATGATAATGAAAGTAATACTGATGACAATACTACTCATATTATTATTCGTGAAACTCCAACATTAAAAACAAGTATATGGGACGAAGTAAATGCATCAAAAGGACAAGATAGATATAAATTAGGTATGGCAGATACAATTGCTTTAATAAATAATAAAATTAAAAATAAAGAAATTCAAACAAATATAAGAATATGCAATACAGGTCTTATATTTTATAATAATTATATACCAGTTATACCAATGCTTAATCAAATTTATTCAGCATGCACATCATTAATGCAACCAGAATGCCAAATATTTTGGGCAATTTATTCTCAACAATATACAGATTTAATTAAAACAATTCCTTTTCCTTTGATAAATCCTTTATGGAAATGTCCGTAATTATATTCAACAATTAATTATTGGATAATTAAATAATTCAAAATCTTTCTTATATACAGAATTGATTAGTTTAATAGAATCCGCATTTAAATAACTCATATAATTTCGTTTTACTCTAGAACTATTTTTATTAACAACTATATTAAAATCAGTATATCCTAGCTTTGCCATATCCGCATTTAATGTTTCCATTCTAAGAATGGTAATATTTTCTTCTAACATTTTCCCATCTTTATCTAATAAAAATAAATATTGTGGTTTTTTATGATTATCATTAGCACCAAAAGTATTTAAATATTTTGTAGCCAATATTTTAAAAACAAATGCTGGACTAGAATTTGCAGTAATATATTTGAAATGAAATAGATCACTAATTAAGCGATGGTATGGACAACGAACTACTGTTAATATTTTCAAATTATTATGACTATTATCTATTTTGAATATTTGCGGATAAGTTATTAATGATTGATATGTTTGATGTTGAAAAGAAACTCCTTTAAATCGGTTTGCTTCACTAAACAATGTTGAATCATTTAAAGGCATATTGAATTTTTTAGAAAAATAGATTTCTAAACTTGAACCACCTGTTTTTGGTATATGAATAAAAAGCAGATTTACATCTTTATTATGAAAATATGGCATTATATTGGTAAAATATTATAATTGGTTAAATTAAGCATATAACATTTTATATTATACAGGATTTCTTACATCTATCATATAACTTTTATCAAGAGTATTCATAGGTATACCCCATTTTTTAAAAAGCAAACTTAATGCTGTTTGATCATGTCTATTTTCATTAAATTCTTTATTTTCTGGACCAAAAATACTTTTTGAATCAGTTATAATTCTATCATCTTGACTATATGTTAACCATTCTCCAACAAATCTTATAGAATTGAATATTTTTCTTAATAATAATAATCCGGCCCATACTTGCAAAGTATTTGAAAAATTCTCTTTTATATGTCCTAATTTAACATTCATCAGAGCATATGCGTCAAATTTAGTCCAATGTTTTTCAATAGTATTACCGTTATTAGGTTTATTTGAATATCCGCCAATATTTTTATCAACTAATATATCTTTTTCAAATTCTCTAATATCTTTTAACCATATAAATTTGCTATCATTATAACATAATATATCATTTTCATCAATTTCTAATAATTTTTTCAAAATAATATATGGTTTCCATAACCAATATCCAGATCCTCTTTTATTATTTAATATATATTGATTTTTTTCTTTAAAATGGTCATCTAAATCATTCATAGTATATATTGTAGCAGTATCAAATTTGCCAACTGATAATGCACTTTCAACATTTTTTTGTGCAAATGATATATGATCTTCTGTTGCAAATGTTATAAAATGATATTTCATATTATAATATCATTTTATATTTTATATTTTTATTTATTGATCATAAATTTTGCATTCTTTTGGAGATATTTTATTCATTGTTATTAGTGGATATATAATACAAGAAAAACAAGAATCTATTACATGAATGATCTCAGCATTTTTAATAATATCTATATAATAAGCAACATATATATTAATATATTTATTTGCTAATTCATATTTATCGGTACCAAAAGCATATACATTTTTATTTGCACAAATAATTATATATTCATCTGTGTTATATAACTGAACTATATCATCTAAATTTATCTCTCTTTTACTTCCTTTTGTATGCAAAAATACTATTTTATATTGTTTAATTTGTTCATAATACTCTATACTTTTTTCACTACTTTCAATATTAAAATATTCAAAATATATAGATAGATCTAATCCATTATCATTATAAAATTGTGTTATATGATTATATTTACATGAATAATCACCATTATTTTTAATATGTTTTAATAAACTTGGGTGAGTAATTCTTGATTTTAAATAAGAAGTATGACATCCAGAAATGAATAAATCTGCTTTAGGTATGCTATTTATTATTTTTTTACAATGATTATTTTCATTTGCAGAATTTACCGGAATAGTAATTACTGGTTTATCAGTAAATAATAAATTTACATTTTCTACATTAATATCTTTACATAAAAAATATATAGTTTCATAATAATTAAGCAAATAATGAATTGCACTAGTATTTGTTATATTATCACCTAATCCATTATGAGATAAGACAAATGCATATCGTTGTTTAAATGGTGTATTAGAATAATCAACTAATATTTTTTTGAAAAAATCAGTTGTATTAAAACATACTTGAATATTATTATTTTTTAAAGTATTTACATTTAAATTACATAACAATTTAGGTAATATATACAAAATAGTATTTTGTCCAACCATTATTGAACTACATAATGACCCCCCTTGACCTACTATAATATTTGCTTTTGCATTATGAATAACTGATAAATCTTTACAATAGTTTTCATAATTTAAATTGTCATATATATTATCAATGGATAAATCTAAAACATCATTATTTATTTTTAACTCTAATAATTCATTATATATAGTAGTAGTTTTCAATATATTTGTCTCATAATTATCAGGCATTATTTGTTCTCCTAATATAATTATTTGATATTTTGATTTAAAATTCTTAAAAAAAAGTTTTAATGTATTTTTAAAAAATGTATAATTAAATGTAGTAGTAAATCTACATTTTGTATGAAAAATAATATATTCTTTATTGTTAACATTAGTTAAATTAAAATATTTATGTAGTGTATTTGTTTCTTTTAAATTTGCATATTGTTTTTGCCAATTTGAGTATATTAAATTTGTATCATTAAAAAAAATAATATCATCTTTATTAAATAACTGCATTAATAATTGTAATTTAAAACTAAATGAATTATTTGCATCATTCAGTTGATATATATTATTTTCATATATATTCATATTAAAATATAATGGAGGTTGAATTAAGTTTTGTTTTAATAAGCAACTTGCAAATAACAGATCTCCTATACCAGTTTGAATAATTTCACAATTATTTGATATTATATCTTGTGATTTTATATAAATATTAGTTTGAAATTTTTTGGTAATACTACAATATTTATTTATAGTATTATAAAATGTATTCAAACTATTGCATACATAATTATTATTATTTAATAATTTTTTTTCATTAAAGAAAATTGTAGCAGTTGAATAATATATAGTAGAATTACCAAAAGTTAAACTACTACATAATTGACCACCTAATCCAACACAAATATTATATTTTGCATTTTGAATTAATTGAATATCTTTTAAATAAGTATTATAATCTAAATTATTATAAATATTTGGTATAGTTATATCAATAATATCATTATTTTGTTTCAAACTAAGTAATTCATTATAAACTGTTGTAATTTTATGGCATAGTGTTTCTTCAGTTATGGGAAAATATTGTTCCCCCATAAT